CTTGCCGGCGCCGGTGTTGCTGTTGGCGACACGGAAAGTATCGTTTTGGGATTTACGGCGTTAGCCGGAGTAGCGATCGATCTTATAACTAGGAGATGGATTAAATGAAATTAAAAGACATCATAATAGCAACAGTAGCCGGATTAATAATGGGTTTAGCATTATTTTCCGATGTGTTGTTGAATACGGGAGTAATTTAACATGGGTTTTGGAACAACATTTCAAAAGCTAATCATGAAGCCAAGCCGGAAAATGGGTCGCCAATTAGAAGATTATGTTAAAACAACATATATGGGCGATTCAAACGGAATTGAAGGATTACGCAGAAAAAAACAAGATAATGGAACAGATCTTGGTAAATTACGAAGCGAAGCACTGGCAAATGGATTTAATCCATTAACAGTATTACGAGCAACAGGTGGACAAGGGTTTTATAAAAATGAAATCCCAATGGGACGTCTGTCTTCAGACGCATTTTTCAACACATTTGATAGAATAAAACAACGTAAATATTACGAGTTACCTGTAATTGAACCAAATTATAATCTTGTAGAAGGCAAAGGCAAATTACAAGATATAATGGATAATAATAAAAAATTAAACGCACAACAAAATCTTGGACGGGAAATAATACCCGGACCAATAATACGATGTATTTGAAGATGGTGATGGTCTAACTAAAAATACTAAAGTAACAGGAATGTTACGACCAGTAGTTGACCATCGCGGTGTTCAACGTAATTGGGTTTCTGATCCAGAAGAAATGAATGTAATAACAGGATCATTATTCTGGACAGCAGCAGAATTAGATTATCAATTTGGTAAATTGCTTAATTGGCGTAAATCTTTTCATACTAATGAAAAAGATGGATTACCAATGCATGCTAATGCACGCAAGTTAAACAATCAAAAAATATTAAAGAAGTATTTACACACACCAAAATTATCTAGTGATTGGAGTGGGTATAAATACACGAAAGCACTTAAGTAATGTGCGCCAAGTGTAAAAAAATACGAAAAATTATAACCAAAATCATTGCAAGGAGAAAACGCAAATGAGAATGACTGAAATGATACCAAACTCACCTATTGCAGTACAAAAAAGTGTACGTAGCGCAAAAGGCCGAGTGTTAACATCGGGTGATGCAGGGAAAATACTGCCACTGAAGTATGAATGGTTACACCGCGAAGACGGAGTTCGAAGCGGTAAAGTACGAGTTAACGTTGAAATGATGGAAACATCAGAAATGTTAATGAACGGTGTGGGCGTAACATTGTACGCACATTTTGTACCAATGCTTGCATTTGACCGTTTTAACGGATCAATGGACGAATTAAACCGATCATATAAAAAAGAAAATGGAGCCGCGGGTAGCGTAGTACCATTTTTTGAGACTAATAAAATGTATAATGGAACAAGTGTTAGTACTATTCTTTCAACGCATCCATCACACAGAACAAGTACAGTTGATACAGCAAATTGGGGAGAAGGAGTACATACTTTTCTGCAAACAATGGGTATCCATACTGAAGCACAAAATTATAATACAACAGTTGTTGAAGCATATAATGCAATTATTAACCATAGACGCAAAGCAAGATCAAAATCGTTGCCATTAAGAAACGCATTTGATCATACATTAGCTGACGCGTTTTGGATTAATAACGGAATGCAAAATATAGTACCTGATTATGATCAGAATTTAATTGACGGACAAGTAACACTTGCTGGATTAACATTTCAAGCACCAATTAAAGCTCCAAATGCTTATTATGGTACTGGCACATCATCAGAAGGCGGAACACAAACAGGACATGCGCCACATCAAAATGCAGCATTAATTGACGAAGGCGATATGTATTTATTTGAAGATATATATGCTGAGTTATCAACAGGTGGAAACGCAACAATGTCACTTGCTGACATTGAACAAGCACGTAAAACAGCGGCATTTGCTAAATTAAGAGCAAAGTACGATGGAATAGACGACGAACATGTGATTGATTTGCTTAT